AGACCCCTACTGAGTAGGGGTCGAGCAAAGCACACGTTCTTACTTGATTTATAGTGTGCTAGGTGACACCCTCTAGTTAACCAAGGAGCATGAAATGCGACGTTATAATGTGAATAAAGGGAAATCTGCGCGGAAGTTCCGCAAGCAGGTATCACGGACAAAGGTTGCAAACCTGCGTAGTAATCCTATGCGAGGTGGTTGGAGACTCTAATGCCTTGTTTTACGCCACTTAATGCGTGGCGGACTCAAGGTGGCGAGATTGTATTTTGGCGAAGGCAAGACGCGGTTCAAGAGTTCAAGCTTCCTTGTGGTGGTTGCGAAGGCTGTCTTCTCGAGAGATCGAGACAGTGGGCAGTAAGATGCATGCACGAAGCAAGTTTATGGAACAAAAATTGTTTCATAACGCTGACGTATGAAGAAACACCACCGTGGAATAGTTTAAGGCATAGTGATTTTCAAAAGTTTATGAAACGGCTGCGGAAGAAGTTTCATGGAGAGAAGGAATATATAGATGTTCGCACTGGTAAAAGCACTTATCCAATTCGCTTTTACATGGCTGGTGAGTATGGGACGCAGCGTGGCCGTCCTCACTACCATGCTTGCATCTTCAATTTTTGTTTTGAAGATCTTAAGTTTCTTAGACGAACTAACTCAGGTTCTAACCTCTATCGCTCAGCACAGCTGGAGAGCTTATGGCCGTACGGCTTTAGTTCTGTTGGTGATGTTACTTTTGAGTCTGCTGCTTACGTTGCACGTTATGTAATGAAGAAACAGCAACAAGAAGACGACCATTTATTGGTCGTGGATCCGCACACAGGAGAGTGTGTGGAAAGACATCCTGAATATAACAAGATGTCGTTAAAGCCAGGTATTGGCGCAAATTTTTTAGATAAATGGAAAAGTGATGTTTTTCCAAATGATTATGTGGTAGTTAATGGCCACAAGGCTAAGCCTCCTAGATATTATTTTAAGAGGCTTCAGCAACAGGATCCTGATCTTTATGAGCAGGTAGAGCAGTCCAGAGCAATGAGGTATGAATCATGCGAGGACAATACAGAGGAAAGGCTTGGCGCACGTCAACGTGTGCTCCAAGCGAAATTGAAAAAATTAGAAAGGAACTTGTAATGGAAAAGCCAGTCGTAGTTTTGTTTGATAATGTAGCAAATATTTATAAAGATCCGTTTTACCCACCAACTAAGGGTGTCGCCTTAAGAGAGTTTCAGGATGCAGTGAACAATCCCCAGAATGGGCAATTGTTTAATCATCCGTCTGATTTCGACCTATTTGTAATAGGGTCGTATGATGAACAGACAGGTAAACTGACTGTTCTTGATGTGCCAGAGAAGTTGGCTAATTGCGCTAGTTTGAAGTTGGAGAAAGTAAATGCAAATGATGCATCGTAACAAGAGCGCAAGCGCTCATCAGTTTTCGATGATTCCTCGAGCGGAAATTCCCCGCTCGAAGTTTCAAGCTAATAAGACGCTAAAGACAGCGTTTGATTCAGGTTATTTGGTCCCGATTCTTGTGGACGAGGTGCTTCCTGGTGACACCATGAATGTTCGGATGACAGCGTTTACACGTCTGGCGACTCCGTTGTTTCCGGTCATGGATAATATGTACATGGACACCTTCTTTTTCTTTGTTCCTAACCGACTGCTTTGGAGTAATTGGCAGCGGTTTATGGGAGAGAGAGATCCTGATCCGGATAGTTCAATCGATTACACAATCCCTACAATGACATCGCCTACAGGCGGTTATGCAGTGAATTCATTGCAAGATTACATGGGATTGCCAACAGTAGGACAAGTTGATGCTGGAAGTACGATCACCCACAATGCCTTATTTACAAGAGCCTATAACCTTATCTGGAATGAATGGTTTAGAGACCAGAATCTCCAAGATTCGGTTGTTGTTGATAAGGATGATGGGCCTGACACCGCTAGTGATTACGCATTATTACGACGCGGAAAGCGGCATGATTACTTTACCTCTGCGTTACCATGGCCACAAAAGGGCGACGCTGTAACGTTGCCTTTAGGCGATAGTGCGCCTATAGCGTTTGATGGTGTTCCCGGTTCGATTGCTACATCTGAGCGTGCTCAGGTGTTTTCTACTGTTGATGGTGTATATCGAGATTTGAGGGCGTTCTCGTCGGATATTGATGCGGTACATGCTTGGACTGATACGCTGGGTAAACCACTTTACGCTGATCTTAGTAGCGCAACAGCTGCGACTATTAATAGTATTCGACAGTCGTTTCAGATTCAGCGTTTGCTTGAGCGCGATGCGCGAGGCGGTACTCGTTATACAGAGATTATTCGATCTCATTTTGGTGTTATTTCACCAGATGCTCGTTTGCAACGGCCAGAGTATTTAGGAGGAGGAAGTGCTCCGATTATTGTTAACCCAGTTGCTCAACAGTCTGCGTCGGGAGCTAGTGGTACAGATACTCCGTTGGGTACTCTTGGTGCCGTTGGTACTGGTCTTGCTAGTGGGCATGGTTTTGCCACTAGTTTTACTGAGCATGGCGTTATTATTGGATTGGCTTCAATCCGGGCTGACCTGACTTATCAGCAGGGCATGCATAAGATGTTTTCGCGTTCTACGCGTTATGATTTCTTTTTTCCTGTGTTCTCACATTTGGGTGAGCAGCCTATTCTTAATAAAGAAATTTACGTTACTGGTACTAGTACAGATGACGATGTTTTTGGTTATCAAGAGGCTTGGGCTGAGTATCGTTACAAGCCTTCACAGGTAACCGGTTTAATGCGATCTACTGCTGCGGGAACGTTGGATCCTTGGCATTTGGCACAGAATTTTGGTTCATTGCCAACATTGAATTCCACGTTTATTGAGGATAATCCGCCAGTTGAACGTATTGTTGCAGTAGGTGAGGAGGCTAATGGTAAGCAATTTATTATGGATGCGTTTTTTGACATCAATATGGCGCGACCAATGCCGATGTATAGTGTGCCTGGACTGGTAGACCATTTCTGATGGCTATTGTTCCAGCACTCATCGCAGGTGGGCTGTCTTATTTAGGCAGCCGTCAATCTGCAAAGATGTCACAGGCATCTGCAAGGGAGCAGATGGCGTTTCAAGCGAGTCAGACAGGAACTGGTTATCAGCGAGCTATGGAAGATATGCGGAAAGCTGGGTTGAACCCTATGCTTGCCGCTAAATTGGGGCCCGCGGCTAGTGGGTCTGGAGCTATGGCTCAGATACCTGATTTTGGTCAGGCGATTAGTCGTGGAGCGTCATCAGCGCAAGCTGTAGCGTCTGCTAAGCAGGCTGAAGCTCAAACAAGTTTAATTGAGCTTCAACAAGCAACCGAGGCCTTGAAGCCTGCTGAGATTGAGCAAAGGATACAAAAGATTGCTGCCGAAACTAAAAATGTTCAGGCAGCAGAGGCGTTAACACGGCTTAATACGCGTGAGAAAGCATTAGTTGTTGCTACGCATGAAGCGTTATACGCTAAAGATCCGGGTGCGTATGCGGCTTATACGGCTCCTATGGGCCGTTTGCTAGCTTCTGGTGCTATGGGTACTGAATCTATACCAGAGTTTTTAAAGAAGCTGGAAGATGTTGGTAAAGCAGGAATGAAGTCGATAGACGAAAGTGTTCGAAACGCATCGAAGATTGTCGTTGAGTTTGTTAAAGAGATTGGAGAATAGATATGTTGCGTACACCGTACAATTACGATCGGGATGAGGTGTCGAAAAACACCGCGCTCGTTTTCAATGATGAGTCTTTGGCTCAGCAACAGTTTAAAGATGAGAATAATATTAATTTAATGATTCGGAAATACGGCGTTCTTCCCGTTCAAGAGGTTAATTGGCGAGAGTTTGACGCAACAGTAATTCCACAGGATTTCCATGAAATCCAAAATACATTGAAGGCTGCAGAAGAAGCTTTCATGACAATACCGGCTGAGGTTCGTGCTCAGGTAGATAACGACCCAGTCCGGTTTCTTGCGATGGTAGATGAGAAACAATCGTTTATTCGTAAGCAAGAGATGGAGGCCGCTAAAGCGGCGAAAAAGGTTACTGGATCGCAGCCCGAAGGGACCGATCCGGTCGCGCAGACCCCTACTGAGTAGGGGTCGAGCAAAGCACACGTTCTTACTTGATTTATAGTGTGCTAGGTGACACCCTC